TCAGATTTTAAGCATCTAAAGATTTGGGGTGATGGATCTCCTGTGCATCTTAACGGAACCATTGTCTTTGACAGGGCTCTCACTGACGACGAATGCATCGCTTTAACAACATAACAGAATGAGATATTTCCGCAAATATGAGTTTGGCAGCCAATCAGCTGCCACAACGAAGATCAACCTCTTGGGTCTTGACGAAGACAATGCACCGCGACACTCAGTGGTCCGCCTGGGTCATATCATAACCAAGCCTGCCACTTACGACGACGACGGCAACGTAGTTGAAGCTGCTGTGCTTTCAGACAGCTATCACGTCGACGTGATGTGGGATGGCGAGGCTGACGAAAGCTGGGATGCTCAACTGGTGTGGATTGCGAACCTCGGTGTTCATCACTTCGGTTCTTCATCTGCCAATGCAGAGTACTTCGTTAAGTGCAAAGAGCTGCACCCAGAGCTTTTCCCTGAACCATCTGACGACGAAGAAACTACACCGTAATGTTCTTTGGTCTAGGTCTAACCACATCGTCAACCGCGACAGTAGTATCTAGGTTCGAATCCCTCAGGTCTAAGTTTGCCACGAGGGTTATTCAGAACGGAGGTACTGTAGAAAACAGCGCGTGCCTGGCAACATACATTAGAGATCTTACTGCAACTCATCCTGCAGACCGAGCCTTCGTATATGGCTTCCAGGATAGGGTGTCTATCAATGGTGGGTCAACAGAAAAGAACTCTTGCTTAGAAACCAAAGTAGCTGCTTTTGATGTCGCTCACAGCACAGAGCAAGCTTTGCTAAATGCCTTTGTGAGCAGAGTCAGGCTTGACGGCGGAAATGTTCAAGACTCGCAAGGCGGGTTTGATGACATCGACGCTCTGACCTAATCAGTCATCTAACTCTCTGTAAAAAGCCTGCACTAACAAGCGGGCTTTTTGCGTTATAGCATATCTGACTCGGTAGTTCATCTTGGTCTCGTCACGGAACAAATGATCCTCCGCAGTCTGACTTGGGGTCAGCCTGTCGAAGTGCTTGTAGATAAACCCCATATTCATCAGCGGATAAAGGACTCTCTCCCCAAGCTTCTTCTTGTTCATGTCGTAGTCCTCTGAGGCGAAGTCCTTGGTAAAGAACTCCAGGTCGTAGGCCCATACTAAAAAATCTAAATGGCTGCTTGAAATATCTCTGGTGTCACAGAACTCTAGCTTTGTGGACCTGTAGTATTTGAGGTAGTTTCTATTCACGTACTTTTGATCGAGTCGTGAAAACTCCCTGAACAATCTGGTCTTACGGACCTTGGACTTAGGCATAATTAAATTCGTATCTTAGAACAAAGATATAGCCATGGAAGAGAAAGACATTACATTCATCGCGGAGGTCTACCATCTTATCAAGGAGATCGAGAGTCTTGTAGAAAAAAACAACATGTCACACAGGGTGATGGCAGCTATGTTTATCGGAGTCATGGACGAATCAGACCTTGAGGATATTGCCGATTCAGGAGAGTCAAGTGGGAACGTAAATATGCGTTCTATGTACAGCTTCAACATCGATGGAGATGAAGAGTACGAGATCATGAAGGGCATCATGGATGAAGCGTATCACTCTCAGCAGCCAGACCTGGGAGACCTGTTAGATGGTCTTGACATATCTTTGAACTGAATTAAAAAACATTTCAGTTATGGATGAGGGTCTGATTAGAAAGATCATCATAGGTCGTGACCCTAAAGATGCCATGGCCTATTATGTAGGCATGAGAGCAGGGGGAGGCAGGGTGTCTGCGATACTAGAAGATGAAAAAGCTCTTGTGAAGTACAACAAGAAGCGGTACCTTGTGTACATTGAAACAGATGAGGGAACACTCCTTTGGAAAGCCATTGATGAGATGCCCTGCATTCTGGAATTTGATTTAAACTTTTAATATGCGATCACTCAAGAAGTTTGTCGTCGAGCTAAAGAAAAGGCTCAACGACACAATGACTCTGGACAACGGTGTCGAGCTGTACGTTGACACTAAGTACAACGAGTTTGAACACAGGGTTACAGAAGGCCCAATTATCTCAGTACCAGCCAAGTACGACATCGGAGCTCAACCTGGAGACACCCTGTACTTTCATCACCTCGTAGTAGTTAACGGAGGTCAGGGTCTGCTGGGGGAGGACGACCATTACCTGGTACACTATCACCCTGAGACAGCAACCGAATCACAGGCTATTGCTTACAAGAACTCAGAGGGGGATATCGTTCCGCTTGGCGGCTGGAGTTTGCTTGAGCCAGTAGAGGAAGAGGTCAAGGAGGATAGCAAGATTATAGAACTGGTAGAGCTCAAGGAGAAGCCAGTAAAGACTGGCCGTGTTGCGTTCACGGCTCCGTGGATTGAGGAGCTTGGTGTAGAGGTAGGAGATGTTGTAGGTATCCCCAAGAGCATGGACTACCGCATCAAGATCGACGGCAAGGAGTACTATAGAACACGTGCCCAGGACTTCTTATACGTAGAGTCATGATTGGAAAGGAATACCTGATGGAGATCCTCGAAGAAGAGGAGTGCCTCACCGCAGACGGATTTGATGACGCCCTTGTTGGCTGTACCTACGGAGCCAACGTGGTCGCCGTATATGACATCAACAAGATGGTAGAGATCTTAATGAAAGACGGCACCGACTATGAAGACGCGGTAGAGTTTCTAGACTACAATGTAGTAGGATCATACCTCGGAGAGAAAACACCTTTATACGTAAACTTTGTCACGCAGGAAGTTCACAACACTTGACGCTTCTTCTCGCCTCATGAACAGCATGGCTGTTGCCATCGACAACATGATTGAAGAAGTCAAGAAGCCAGTAGACCCAGAGGCTGGAGGCTCAGCCCGCAAAGCTGAGCTGCAGGCCGTCAAGCAGACAGCAGTGGACTGCAAGGAGTTAATCATCGAGCGACAGAAGCTTGAGCAAATGATCAAAGAGCTAAGTGAGAATGGAAAAATCGAAGAAGACAAAGACTACTCAGGAGGGTTCGCCGAAAGATTCTCAAAGTGATTGGAAGGATATCGTGCTCGAAAGGAACAAACCTGACTTCAAATTCTGGGAGGAAGCTTGGAATAAAAAATAAACCTATGCGCTCGTAGCTCAGTTGGATAGAGCATTTGCCTTCTAAGCAAACGGTCACAGGTTCGAATCCTGTCGGGCGTACAAATTAAATACAATGGCCAAAGTACAAGTAAACAACTACAAGAAGAAGCGTGTTCGTCGCAAGGGTGTGCACGCCAAGACTAAGCAGTCTAAGAACAAAGCGTCTAAGAGCTACAAGAAGCCATACGCTTCTCAGGGCAGATAAACAATGTCTCCTTTAATCGACGTAGATGGATATGAAGATCAGGGGATTAAGATCGACCCTAACGGTTCGGTGGGCGAGAGTATTGAACTCCATGGGCTTCTTGTTGTCCTCCCGAAAAAACCAAAGCGATCTGAAATACTCTTCCATGAGCAGCCAAAGTCTATGCAACTGTGGCGACGCATTCCTATGCCCGAAGAGTTGCAGAAGATACGAAGTATGGATGAGTGGTACGAGAAGCCTTCGGAGTTCCGCAGGAAATTTTCTGGTTTCATCGAGGGGGAGTTTGAGCGGAGGCGTAACGGTGTTTGGTTTTACAATCATGGCGTCCCTACGTACATCACGGGCAGGCACTACATGTTTCTCCAGTGGTCGAAAATCGATATCGGATTTCCTTCATACCTTGCCTTCCAGCGTGAGATCTTTCTCCACATGGCTGCGTGCGAAGTTGACCCCCGTTGCATCGGTCAGCTTTATACTAAGTGTCGTCGTTCTGGCTATACCAATGTATGCAGCTCTGTTCTTGTGGACGAAGCTACGCAAGTTAAAGACAAGCTTCTAGGGATACAGTCTAAGACGGGTAAGGACTCCCAGGAGAATATATTCATGAAGAAGGTTGTTTCGATTTTTAAATCGTATCCCTTCTTCTTCAAACCCATTCAAGATGGAACTACCAACCCGCGCATGGAGCTGGCTTTTCGCGAGCCGAGTAAGAGAATCACTAAGAAGAATAAGACTTCGCAGAAGGGCGACGCTCTTAATACGATAATCAACTGGAAGAATACCACCAATAACGCATACGATGGTGAGAAGCTCCACATGCTCTACCTTGATGAGGCGGGTAAGTGGGAGAAGCCTGTCGACATTAGGGAGGCTTGGCGTATTGAGCGCACGTGTCTTATTGTGGGTAGGAAGATTGTGGGAAAGGCTCTGGTGGGTTCTACTGTAAACCCCATGGACAAGGGTGGCAAAGAGTACAAGGCTGTATGGGAAGACAGCAACCCTAACGAACGTAACGCCAACGGCAGAACCAAGAGTGGTCTGTATCGTTTGTTTATTCCAGCGTACAATGCCCTTGAGGGGTTCTTCGACAAGTACGGCAACCCAGTTGTGTTAGATCCTGAAGAGGCTATACCTGGACTTGACGGAGAAGACATCATGCATGGGGCCAAGACCTACTTGAAGAACGAAAGAGATTCTTTGAAGTCTGATGCCTCGGAGCTGAACGAGGTCGTTCGTCAGTTTCCGTTTACCGAAGAGGAAGCATTTAGGGACAGTGTAGAGGCGAGCATCTTTAACATCGGGAAGATCTATCAGCAGATAGACAACAACGAAGATCTGTATCCAAACCCAGTGATACGTGGCAACTTCTTATGGAAGGAGATGGACAAGGAAGTGGCTTTTACTCCTGATCCAAACGGAAGGTTTCGTGTGTCATGGATGCCACCTACGGAAATGCGTAACCTATCTAAGCAGGAGGGTGGGAAAAAGGTGGCGCCAAATGAGCACTTAGGCTGCGGTGGCGTTGACTCGTATGACCTTGACGCCACGGTTGATGGCCGTGGCTCTAAGGGCGCCTTGCATCTGTACAACAAGTTCAGTATGACGGATACACACCCGTCGAACATGTTTGTTGTGGAGTATGCCTCTCGTCCAGATCTGGCCAAGATCTTCTATGAAGATGTTCTGATGGCAGCTTTCTTCTACGGGTACCCACTCTTAATTGAAAACAATAAATACGGCATCGTAAGATACTTTGAGTCAAGAGGTTACGATGGCTATGTAATGAACAGGCCCGAACATCTAAAGCCCCCTGGGAGCAGCAGCAATGTTAGGACCAAGGGTATCCCATCTAACTCTCAGGATGTCATCCACGCTCACGCTCAAGCCATCGAGCAATACATCTTTGATCATGTCGGAGAAAGGGAAGATGGATCTGTAGGAAGAATGTATTTCAACAGAACCCTAGAGGACTGGATAGGGTATAGGATAGACAAGAGAACTAAGTTTGACTTGACTATTAGTTCAGGTCTTGCTTTGCTGGCCTCTCAAAAAGTAAAAGTAAAAAAGAAAGAAAGTAAGTTTGACGATAGGAAGTTCTTCAGGCGCTTCAAGCCCAACGCCTAAGCCTTACTTTATTTACACTATATTTGTCAGACTAAGGAATGACGTAAATGTCCTACTCGAATACGAATAATAAATCCACTAGTTTTCCCGATCCGCTTGCTCCTGCAATGGAGAAGCTCGATAAATCCTATGGGCTAAAGTAC